TCAATATATTTAGATTGCAATTTCTCATCTAGAGCCTGAAGTTGCTTTAATTTACTAGTGACTGCCCGATAGTCGTCACTTTCTAAGATAAAAGCTGGCTGAATTTTCTGCCCTTTTGAGACTTGATGAAGTCGATAGAGTATATTATTCATTGTTTTTCTCCTCTTCCCTCACAAAATTTAAAAGGTCTTGTAGTTTATCAAAAAGATAATCTTCATAATCAGACTCATCGCTGAGTCTATGCGACAATTCAATAACTAATTCACTTGGTTTCATGCTTCCTCTTTCAGAAGGTAAAGTTATTTTATTTTTCATGCTTCCTCCCAAAAGATTTATCACGACAATATTTAGCGTGTTTCTGCCAATAAGAAATAAAATTATCTATTCTTTCAATATGATTTTCTAAATCACCTCTATTTGCATAGTAGATTTTATCCACCATGTATGCTTTGATAGGATCTTTAAAATCATACGCGCCATGAAGTTCCAGAATTTGTTTTACACTTTCAAAAGATTTATCTATTTCTTTTAAATCATCTTCTAAAAAATATAATTCAACTCTATTCATGCTTCCTCCTTTGATTTACTTAATCCAGATACATAACAAGAAAGCTCACCGCTATCATCAAATAGAAAATTTTTATCTATATGTTTAGTTTTTTCTTTCCCATATAATTCTGGATTGTCTACCCATTCTGGTTCCTGTACATCAACACTAAAACCGCCGATAATACTAAGATCTATTTTTAAAGTATCGCATCCATACTGGTTTTTTAAGTATGCTGTAATAGCGGTCTTTAAGTCGTACATATCTAATTTAATTTGCATTGTTTTCTCCTATTTATTAATCTATTTCTTTAACCATGTTTTTACTTGTAACCTCTATACCTTCGGTCGCGAGGTTGATTTTTATTTCAGATAACTCATCAAGATCTGTTCCAAAAGCGTAGGACTTCTCAGTGGCTCCAATACGCTTCCTTAACTGTTGTATTTTTATAAAAGGGTTATTGAGCTTCATTGTTGTTCTCCTATATATTATGAAATATTGCTACTTTGTAATCAGAAAGTTTAAATACGCTATAATCTAGCTCTAAGTCTCTAGCAAAAGCATGATAATCAAAGTAAGCTGACACACAAAAGAAACTTGCTGGTTCGCCGTTATCTACTCCTGAAAGCATCCCTGTTGAGTCTACAAAGTCATCAGAATATTCTTGAAAGTTATCCCAGATACCACAATAAGAATCTTCAGCTTGTGTAATTATATTTATATAATCTTCAGGTTCACTTATGTGTTGATTCTCGGCGTACTTTATAAGAGCTTCGAAAGGCACATTAGATTTCTTTGAAGCTACAATAAAATCATATAATGATTTTATGCAGGGATATTCGCCGAAGTCTGGGCAATTGTTGTAGTCCATTATGGCGACTTCATCAGCGTTGTTAGTTGCTTTTTTAATAGCCTTATTAAAGTCGCTGTATGATTGAAAATCTTCAGGCGCTAACCAGTCACCGAGAAGAGTGCCATTGTTGTAGGCGCTTAATGAACCAGCCCAGATTGAAGGCTTAGTCTGTTCTATTGTTTGCATTGTTTTCTCCTATATTAATAATTAAACTATTTGATGCTCAGCACCATCAAGGAGCTTGACTGAGCCTACAGTATTACCATTTAAATCCTTTATTGTCTTAAATGGATACATGCTAAACATTGTTTCCAGCTCTTCTGCTCGAAAGCCTTCTCTTACTCCTTTAAATTCTCCATCCTCATTGTAAAAAGCAGAGTTATTTAAATTGATCTCTATAACCATCTTCATAGTTTTTCTCCTATATTAATAATTAAACTATTAAGTCGCAGTTTCTTAATTCTTTTACTTGTCTCTGACATTCTTTCGAGCAATCATCTAATGATTTATTAGAAAGAAAGTATTCCATCAACGGATATTTCTTATCTTCTTTTTCTATTCTTCTTTTATGTTTATTTGCTATGTCCTTCACTTGCTCTCTCCTATCTATATTGTTATTAAGTACCATTATATCTGTCACCTTTAAGGTGTCAAGTTAAACAGTACAACCAATTAAAAAGATATTAAGATATGTTAAAGAATACGCATGCAGGAAGTTTAAAAGCTAGCATCTAAGCTAAAATGATAAATATAGTATTATTATTATTTGTTTCTATGTTAGAACAATGAAACAAGAACAGCGCAAAGCCTTAAGAATCAATGACTTGCGATTAAGTATATTTTTATCTATTTTTTCGCTGAGTTTTTTTTCTGGAAGATAAAAAATCAATCGACCCCCCTAAAATAGTTATCGGGTGATGATAATGACTAAGTCCTGACGCACAAAAAATTTTTTAAAAAAATATAAAATAAAACACTTGTCACCTTAAACAAGACAGGGTATATTAAATAAAAAAACTATAGGAGAACGATATGACAGTTTATGGATATGCAAGAGTTTCTACACTTAGCCAAGCTGATAACACCAGCATTGCTGACCAGGAACGACAAGTTGCTGGTCTAGCAATGATAGAGAACCTAAAAATAAAAAAATTTTTAAAAGATGTGGGCGTTTCAGGTTCTACTAATTTCTTTGAAAGACCATCTATGAAAGATATTGAACTCAAATCAGGAGATGTAATCATCGTTGCTAAATTAGATCGCTTTACTAGACATCTTAGGAATTGCTTAAATGACATAGAAAAACTTAAATCATTAGGTGTAAGAGTTATTACTAAAGATTTAGGTGATCTAACTGATGATAAAAATATCGTAGCTCAACTAATGATTAACATCATGGCTTCTTTTGCAGATTACGAAAGATTAATGATTAAAGATCGTATTACTAAAGGCAAAGAATCTAAAGCTGCAATGTCTTTACCTAACATCAAATCTAAAGGCTATACAGGCGGTCCTATTCCCTTTGGATGGGAATTGAAGGGCAATGGTAAGGAATCATTTTTAATTGAATCTAAACACAAAGAGGAAGCTGACAGGCTTATGAAACAAAGAAGATCTGATCATGTTCCTTTTAGAAAGATTGCTGATGAAATTACAAGTAAGTTTTTTCCTTGTTCTCCTTCAACAATCATGCGTCATTGTGGCAAGAAGGCAAATTGGGCTTCTTAATTGCTAAATGTGATTTTTGTGGTAATGACGCTCGTTTAGAAAAAGGTATTTGTCAAAGATGTAGAGCAACTTATTCATGCTTTAAAAAAGATAAAAAAAAGGAGAAGAAGAATGAGCGTTAAATATATTCTAATCGTATTTATGATTTTCTTTTCAGGAACGGCAGTTGGTGTATACACAACAGTATCCCACCAACAAGAGTTGATTCTGTTAAAAGAAGAAATATTAAACTACCCATTACATTATCGAGGAAAGGGTGATGACTGGGGATGTTCTCTTAATGCCTGGCAAGCTCATTGCATTATCAACTTCCCATCATGTTCAGAAGAGTCTAATAGACTTTTAACTGAAGAAAAGACTGACGAACAAAACTATAATTAAATAAATTCTGACAGATGGCTGATAATCCTTTTTTAGATTTCATTAAAGCATATCGCAATAATCCAACTGCATTTGTTAAAAACATTCTTAAGGTAGAGCCTGACGAGTGGCAAGCTGAATTTCTTCAAGCAATCGCTAAAGGAGAAAGAAGAATCTCGGTTAGATCAGGACATGGAACTGGAAAGTCTACTGCTGCATCCTGGGGTATGTTGTGGTTCATACTGACCAGGTATCCTTGTAAGGTAGTCGTTACTGCTCCAACCAGTGCCCAGTTATTCGATGCTTTATTCGCTGAATCTAAACGATGGCTTAAAGAATTACCAAAAGTGCTGTCTGAATTGCTTGAAACCAAGACTGATCGTATCTTTCTAAAAGCCTCTCCAACAGAGGCTTTTATCAGTTGTAGAACTTCAAGAGCAGAAACACCAGAAGCTTTGCAAGGCGTACATAGTGAGAATGTGATGCTTTTATGCGATGAAGCATCAGGAATACCCGAATCTGTTTTTGAAAGTGCTGCTGGTTCTATGTCTGGAGATAATGCAACGACCATATTGCTAGGAAATCCAACCAGATCAAGCGGTTTCTTCTTTGATACGCATCATAGAATGGCTGACTCTTGGTGGACTAGAAAAGTTAGTTGTATTGACTCTCCTAGAGTTTCTAAGGAATACATTGAGGAGATGAAGATCAGATATGGAGAAGAAAGCAATGCTTATAGAGTAAGGGTTTTAGGGGAATTTCCAGCATCAGAAGATGATACTGTCATTCCTTTAAGTTTAGTGGTGGATGCTCAAAATAGGGATATTCAATTAGATAAGAGGGCAAGTGTTATTTGGGGATTAGACATTGCACGATTTGGCAGTGCGAAAAGCGCCCTTGCTATTAGGCAAGGTCGCGTTATAAAGGACATTAAGAGTTGGAAAGGCTTAGATACCATGAGGTTATGTGGTGCAATTAAAGCTGAATATGATGCTTTATTTGATAATGATCTAAAACCAGTAGAGATCTTAGTTGATAGTATTGGAGTTGGAGGAGGGGTAGTTGATCGTTTAAGAGAGCTTGGTTTGCCTTGTATTGGGATCAACACTTCTGAAGCTCCAGCTCTAAGTAAAACTTATCAGAATTTAAGGGCTGAATTGTGGTTTAAGGTAAAAGCCTGGCTAGAACAAAGGGATGTAAGAATCCCAAAAAATGAGCATTTATTAGCTGAACTAGTCTCACCTCGTTATAAATTCTCCTCTGCTGGCAAGATGATTATTGAAAGCAAGGATCAAATGAAGAAAAGAGGAATTGCTTCCCCTGATCTAGCTGATGCTGTTTGCCTGACTTTTGCTAGCAATGCAGCAACCGCTGGAGGGCAAACAGGGTTTGGCAACTGGAAGAAACCCATTAAAAGACAACTAAAAGGAATTGTATAAATGGATGATAACTTTTATAAAGCAGCCATAGCTCATTGGCAATCAGAAAGGCTAAAAGCTATAGCGACCTTGAGGATGCTATTTACAAAAAGCGTTGGAATTGGCGAACATACTGAGATATTAACTGAGATTCATAAATGGACAGATCTTTTATCCCAAGCAGAAGAGAACATCAATAGCTTAGAAAAATACAAAAATAAGCTAATTTAGGGGGTATCTAGGGTATTAGTTGAGTCGAGATCGTGCCGTAGAAGCGAATACAGAAGGTCATTTTTTTTAAAGTCGGAGGCCAGATAGGAGACTGGCCTCCTCATTGCTGCCTAGCAGCGTAATTGTCATTGCGACAAAATCCTACTCAGGGGTTAGTGAGTAGTATCCAGATGTGGGGTTTCTGGTACTATTAGTTTATCTAAACAAGACAATGTAAACAAATGCAATACAAAAAGTTGTAAAATATATAGACGAATAATCTATATATAGGGTTTACATGGAAAAAGATTACGAAGAAGAATTAGAAGATGTTCTTATAGAACCTGAAAGAATGTCTGATGAGTTATTACAATCTATTTTAAAAAGTGAAATAGATGATGCGATTGATTTTATCGACAATACGATAAGTCCTATTAGAGCTGAGTCTGAAGAGTATTATTTAGGTAGGCCCTTTGGCAATGAAGAAAGCGGTAGATCACAAGCAGTATCAATGGATGTTAGAGATGTTGTTCAAGCAATACTACCATCGTTAATGAGGATCTTTCATGGTGGATCAAATGTAGTTGAGTTTGTTCCAATAGGACCTGAAGATGTTCCTCTTGCTAAACAAGCAACTGATTACTGTAATTATGTTTTTCAAAATGATAATGATGGCTACTCAGTTTTATTATCAGCTTTTAAAGATGCTCTAATAAAGAAATGCGGAATTGTTAAATTTTATTGGGATGATCAAAGCGAAGTTGAAACTTATGAATTAGAAAATATTGATGATATATCTTTAACGACATTAACTTCAGATCCAAGAATAGAAATTGAAATTTTAGAAACTGTTCAGTCATCAGATAATGTTGACGAACTGGGCAATCCAATTAACTCTCACAATGTAAGGGTTATTCGTACTATCCCCAATGGGAGAGTACGAATAGAAAGCGTACCTCCTGAAGAGTTTTTAATAAATAGAAATGCAAGAACTTTAGAAGATGCTGATATTGTAGCTCATCGTAGGTATTTAACTATTTCAGAATTAGTTAGCATGGGTTACTCAGAAGATGAAGTAAGCAGTTATGCTACTAACGAAACAGATTTTGATTTCAACCAAGAAAGCGTGGCTCGTAACCAAGACTTAAATAGTTTTGATGATGATTCAAGTGATCCTTCAATGAGAAGGGCTTTATATGTTGAATCGTATATTTATGCTGATATGGATGGCGATGGAATAGCTGAAAGAAGAAGAATTTGTTCTATTGGTGAAAATTACGATATTTTGTTAAATGAACCAGCAATACATATTCCTTTTGCTACTTTCATGCCAGATCCAGAACCACATCAATTCTTTGGTTTATCTATAGCAGATATAACTATGGATGTTCAAAAAATTAAATCTATGGTTTTAAGATCTTCTTTAGATTCGTTAGCTTTATCAACACATCCTAGAGTTGGTGTTGTTGAAGGACAAGCATCAATGGATGATGTTTTAAATACTGAAGTTGGCGGAATTATTAGAATGAGAAATCCAGGCAGTGTTATTCCGTTCTCAATGCCTTACATTGGTAAGGAAGCATTTCCAATGCTTGAGTATTTAGATTTAGTTAGAGAAAACAGAACAGGAGTCTCAAGAGCTGCTGATGGTCTTGATCCATCAGCATTACAATCTTCAACTAAATTAGCAGTTGCACAAACTATTAATGCAGCTCAACAAAGAACTGAATTAATTGCTAGAAATTTTGCAACAACAGGTATGAAGCAATTATTTAAAGGTATTTTTGATTTAATCATTACTCATCAAGATCAAGAAAGAATGGTTAGATTAACTAATAAATTTGTTCCAATTGATCCTAGAATTTGGAACTCAGATATGGATGTCATTGTTAATGTTGCTTTAGGAAAAGGATCTGATGAAGAACGATTAGCTTTCTTGCAAACCATTTTACAAAAACAAGAACAACTACTTCAGCAATTAGGTCCTGAAAATCCATTAGTAAACATGCAACAGTATTACAATACTTTAAGCCAGATAGTGCAACTATCAGGCTTTAAAGATGTTAATAACTTTATAAGCGATCCAGCTAATTATCAACCACCACCACCGCAACCACCTAAACCTGATATTAATGAACAATTAATCCAGGTACAAATGCAACAGATACAAGCTGACATACAAAAGAAAGCAGCACAACTTGAACTCGATAGAGAAAAGATGATGCGTGATGATGATAGGCAAAGAGATGATGATGAGGCTAATTGGTTATTAAAAGCAGCAGAGCTTCAAGCAAAGTTTGGCGCTCAAGTTGATGTTGCTTCTATAAAAGCTTTAGCCGATAGAGATAGAGAAGTTATTAAACAAGCTAATTTACAACCAGTGGGGAATATAAACAATGGCAGACCAAGATGATATTAAATTTGGAGATGAAGTAGCAAAATTAGTAAATGATCCATTGCTGCAAGAAATCATAAATCTTCTTGAAGCTGATCTCTTTGACGAATGGGTATCGTCAAAGAATGAAAAGCAAAGAGAAAAAATCCATGCAGAAATGCTTGGAGCAAATAGATTTTTTGCAAGAATGAAAGCATCAGTAGATGATGCAATTTTTTTAAAAAGTAAAATAAACAAGGAGCAATAATGGCAGATACAAAACCAACTGGTCCGATTAATTTAAATGAGGCCAAACAAATTATGGAAGATCTTTTTGACCAGGACTCAAACGAGCAACCTGAGAGTGAAAGCCAAGATTTAGCGGCTAGTAATGAGTCTGAAGCATTAGCTGAAGGCGAGGCAGAGAGTGAACAACTAGAAGAGCAAACTTTAGAGGAGTCTGAAGAACTCGAACTAGACGATGTTTCTGCCGAAGAAAGTGAGACAGTAGAAGAGCAAGAAGAAGTTATAGAGGAACCTGAATCTTTTGAAATCAAAGTAGATGGTAAAGAGGAGCAGGTATCCCTTGATGAACTTAAAAAAGGCTATTCTCGTCAAGCCTCTTACACTAGAAAATCGCAAGAGTTAGCTGAACAGCGTAAAGCTTATGATTCTGAACTTGCGAATGTAACTCAAGAGAGACAGCAATATGCTCAATTAATTGGGCAGCTTGAACAACAACTAAAAGCAGATACACCTGAAAGTCAACCCGATTGGGATGCTTTATATAAAGCTAATCCAATAGAAGCAGCAAGACAAGAAAGACAATGGCGAACCCAAGAAGAGGCCAGAACGAAAAAGCTCGAAGCTATAAAGCAAGAGCAAGAAAGAATCAGGCAAACAAACGAAAAGGAACACGCTAATTATCTTCAATCAGTCATTACTGCTGAAAATGCAAAGCTTACTGAAGTGATTCCAGAATGGAAAGACAATAAGGTAGCTGGTAATGAGAAAGGTCAACTACGAGAGTGGTTACTAGATCAAGGAATTACCAACGAAGAAATGCAACAACTTATCAAAGCAGATCATGTCAAATTACTCAGAAAGGCATGGTTATATGATAAAGGTGTTAAGAGAGTGTCTAAAGCTCGAACAAAACAGTCTAACAGTAAAAAAACTGTTAGACCTGGTTCTAGTAAAAGCACACCTAATGCACAAAATAGAATGATCAAGCAATCTCGACAAAAGTTACAAAAAAGTGGCCGCTTCGGTGATGCGGTAGATCTTATTGAAAAAATGATATAGAGGTAAATAAAAATGGCAATTGTAACTAATACTTTTACAAGGTATTCAGCCGTTGGAATGAGAGAGGATTTATCCAATGTAATTTGGAATGTATCTCCTCAAGACACTCCATTCGTTTCGAATATCGGTAAAAGAAAAATAACTAACACAACTTTCTCCTGGCAACAGGACCAACTTGCAAATGCGGCAGCCAATGCACAAATTGATGGTGATGATGTTTCATCCTATACTGCTGTTGTGGCAACGACTCTTCGTACTAATTTTTCTCAAATTATGCGTAAGACTTTTATCATTGCTGACAACTTAGAAGTAATTAATGAAGCAGGTAGAAAATCAGAACACGCTTATCAATTAGTGAAAGCTGGCCGTGAGCTAAAACGAGATATTGAGTATAATCTTTGTGGAGTGAATAACAGTAAAGTTTCTGGTGGTACTTCTACTGCTAGAGAAACAGGTTCACTTTCCTCATGGGTAGCAACTAATGTCTCTCATGGTTCTGGTGGTTCTTCACCTGGCGATGGCACTCAATGTACTGATGGAACACCACGAGCAATTACTGAAACTATTTTAAAAGCTGTTTTACAAAGCACTTGGAATAGTGGTGGTGATCCGCAAATGGTAATGGTCGGGGCACATGTAAAGACAGTTATATCAGGTTTCTCAGGTATAGCTGCTAATCGTTACTTAGCTCCGAGCGAAGGTCCAACAGTGATCGTAGGGGCTGCTGATGTTTATGTGAGTGACTTCGGTTCTGTTTCAATCGTACCTAATAGATTCTCAAGATCAAGAGATGCTTATGTTCTTGATCCTGAGTTAGCAGCTGTAGCAACACTGCGACCTATTCAGGAAATAAAACTGGCTAAGACTGGCGATGCTGAGAAAAGCATGCTGCTCTTTGAAGGTGGATTGGAAGTTAGAAACGAAAAAGGTTTAGGAGCTGCTTACGATTTAAGCACTTCTTAATCGAGTAAAAAGTAAAGTGAAGGAGAGGGGCAACCCTCTCCTGATCTTTAGAAAA